GACAACTACTCGACGACGAATCCTGGTGGGCTTCGTGGTGACGTGCTGCCAACGCCAGCGGCGGCGTGGCCCGCCGTGGAAGCGTTGGCCACGCGGCTGAGCGCGACGACCATTTGCGTCAACTACCCCGTTGGATTCAAGGTTGGCGAGAACGCCCCGGCTGCAACGTGGTACGTCTGGACCAATCACTACCCGCAGATTGCCAACTGGTTTGCCAATAACTTCGCAGACTTCAAGACCGAAGGCCGCGAGTATGCAATCTATCAGGGCATCATGCACAACACGCTGCCCGAGGATCAGTCTTCGATTGACACCACGGCGGATGTTGTGCCAAGCCCGGCGTTCTTCGTGAACGCGATTGCCCCGCTCAAGGAACTCGGATTCACGTTCACCTGGATCGACGCAAGCGAAGCGACCGCCGCAGACGGGGTTGCACGCAAGCCGATCCTTGCGGCACTTGAAGACGCGGGTTGGAAGACGGGCGGGGAGTTGTGGCCCGTGTCGTTTGCGGCACCGCCTTCGGGCCTGCTGGTTCGCTATCCCGAACCGTTCGAGCGGCCCTACATGGTGGTGTGGCCCAACTACAAGACCTTCTACAAGCCCAACAACATCACGGCGTCACAGGGAACCGAACTACACGTTTGCCCGCGATTCGGCGACTCTGACTTCACGATTGCCGAGGCCCAAGAACTCATCGACCGTGGCTTTGTCATCTCGCCCTACACGGGCTTCGAGTTGACGCGGCCCGACACGTTCGACTTCCTGTGCGACTACTACGCGGGCATTGCGGCCCAAGAGAACCCGGCTGTTGAGTGTGCCGAGGTTCATCCAATCACCATTGACACGTACGACCCCGATTCGCAGGAGTGCTGCGAAGACGAAGAGTCAAGCGTGTTCCTCATCCCCGGCACGGTGCCAGATTGGAGCGCGCCGTCTGGGACTTTTGCCACGCTCGATGTCTCTCAGGTTGTGTATCGAAGGACTGACGGCAGCGGAGGCGGCGGTGGAAGTAGCGGCCCGAACGTCGGCGGTCCACCACCGGGCGACATCACGGAAAAGCCAGAAGGCCCCAATGAGGGCGGTCCACCACTGGACGACACAGAAGACCCGCCCGGCGGCGGTGTTGGCGGCGGCAACAACCAAGGCCCTCCGGGGGACGACACGTCGTCCTCTAGCGGCGTCACAGGCGGAAACAACATGGGCAGCGGTGGCATTATCACTCTGCCGTGGTAAGGAGCAATCATGGCACGAAGAATGATTCGAGTCCCGCTTTCGGGATCAATCCTAAGCAGTGGCGGTACGCAGCGCGTTGCCGTGGTGTGTGACGATGCACAGACTGTTATCTCGGTCGGTAGTTACAGCCTTACGACCGACAACGCAAAGCCCGACGACAAGAAGGGCACGATCACGATTCAGCGCGGCACCACGCCCGCGACGTTGGGAACGGCGGCAACGCTCGGGCAACTTGAACCGACGACCGCAGCCGGTTTCACCGTGTACGGCACGGGCTGCGACGCGCCGGGTTCTCCGACGACGCTGGCAACGCCCTACTTCAACAGCAACTCGCCCTATGGCAACACGCTTGGCCTCGTCCTGACCAACGGGCAGGCCGTGACGTTCGCGATTACGTGGCCATCCGGTTCGACCAACGCAATCGCGTGGTGCCTTGAAATCTTTGTGGAGACTGTCTAATGGCGTTTCACACCAAACTCCAACTGGTGAACAAGATGCTGCGCGCGTGCGGGCACCTGCCTGTGTCGGCTCTTGATTCAAGCGGATCGTGGCCCAGCAAGACCTACGGCACGTCCGACGCGGGGCAGGCCGAGAACTACCTTGACATGGCGACACGCGACACGCTCGCCCGCGAATGGCGGCAGACGAGCCGAGTGTTTGCCGTCACCGTTTCTGGTGCCCCCAACACCATCACCGCCCCAACCAACGCCATCTTCGCCCGTCCTATCGGGCGCGACGAACGGCGCAACTGGTACTTGCAGAACGGCACGGCTCTGATCTACAACGCCGAGGGCAGCACCACCACGTTCCCAGACGGGACGTATCAGTTTGCCGTGGTTGAGGACGAGGAAGTGAACAACATCCGCGACCCCAACCTGCAATCGCTGTGCATGAACAACGCACTGATTGAGTTCCAGAGCGTGACCAGCCGCGACACCCGCGTTGACGCCGCGTACCAGCAGGTTCGTGCGGTCAACGAATTGTCGGCCAAGCGTTCTCCGATGTCGCCTCCCGCCCCGCAGAACCAACCGCTGATTCCGTCCCAGCCTAATCTGCAATGACGCAATTCGATCTGGCGACGAGAGCATCCGCGATTGTCGCGCGGCCAACGCTTTCCGGTGGCATCTCCCAGCAACCGGCAGCGATTCGATTCCCCGGCACGGTCGAGGACGCAAAGAACGCGGACTTCGACACGTTCGACGGGTGCCGCAAGCGTTCGGGCACGGTGCTGACCCGCTCGATCACTGGGCTTGTCAAGTCAAGCGGTGGCCCGTCTGTGACCCTCAACGCTGGCGGCAACTACCGCGTTCACCCGATCCGTCGCAGTGCGACCGAGCAGTACCTTGTGTTCTACGGCTGGGACCAAGACTCGCAGATGCGGGTGTGGCCGTTGGAAGAAGGCGGGCCTCCGTCGCTTGTGACGTACGGAACTGGCGTAGAAACCTATCTCGCCTCGGGCGGTGCGACTCCCGCCGACCTGCGATTCTTGACCGTCGCAGACGGCACGTTCATCGTCAACACGAAGGTTGCGACCGGGCTTCTGACTAGCCCTGCGTACACGCTTGAGCGGACGTACAAGAACGCTGACGTGATGGTGGCGAGTGGCCCGGCTGACGGGACGTATCACCGCGCGTTGGAAGACGGCACCGACCTTGATGCCGGATACTGGCAGTACGACATCCCGAGCGGGGATGCGTTTGCAACCTACACCAACACCCCCCCGACTTGGACAGGTTGGGCGAAGTTGCGAGGCGGGGACTGGGACGACGCGGGTAAAGACCCCAAGCGGTTCCGTGTGTGGTTCCAGCGGCAGGCCAACTCGCAAACCGGCGTAACCGCTGCGAACGTGACGGGCGACACATGGACGCTGACCAAGACCGGCGCGTTCTCTGGCTACACCTTTGAGGCTGGCGACCAACTCCGCATCACCGCTGGCACTGGCGTTACCTACGGCGCGTCGGCGTCGGTTGGCATGGTCACGATTGTTTCCAAGGACAGCAACGACCAAATCACTGTGACAGACGCCGCGTCTGGACCGACCTACACGCCCGGACGCAGTTGCGCCTTGGCTGCGACCGCCGACGTTGCGTTCAACAGCATTGGCCGCGAGTACGAACTTGAGCGTTCGTTCGCGTCGCTCATTGCTAGCGGCGACATCGAGGACATGGACGACGTGGCGTCCGAATGGACGCAGGCGTTCCGTGACCTTGGCGAAACCGATGCGTTCGTTGGGTGGATTCCCAACAGCAGCGGCTACGGCTCGTTCCGCGTGACTTCGCCGTGGAAGGGGTCTGCTGCGACCGTCACGATGTATTCAACGCTGGTTGACACCGCAACGGACAAGAACCTGTCGCTACCAACCGACACTAGCCGACCTTTCTCTGGCGGTAGCGCATCAAACATTGTGGTTGCGGCGGGCACGGGTGCCACCACCGCTCGCATCCCGATCACTTCCCGCTGGACCCGCAAGCCCGCCCCGTCGCAGCCCGAGTACCAGCCCGATCCGGCGAAGATGCCCGTGCTGATGACCCGCACTTCGTACACGGGCGACGGGACCACTCCGGCAGCGTTCTCGATTGCTCAAGTGGCGTGGACCGTTCGCGACGCTGGCGACGAAGTGACCAACAAGGCTCCCGAAGCGTTCCAACTGGCCCGTGCCATCACCGCAATCAACGTCCATGAGGGGCGGCTGACGTTCGGCGCGGGCGAATACATGGTGCAGAGCGAAGCGGGCAACTACTACAACTTCTACCTTGTAGATGACACAGTTGTTGCCGACAGCGACCGCATCGAGAAGGCAATTCCGGGCCGGTCGGTGGCGACAATCTGGGCGATTGAGCCGATCCGAAGCGCACTGTTCATCACGACCTACGCCGCTCGCGCGTTCGAGGCATTTGCCGATGGAGCGTGG